CCTTGTCAATGTATACTTCACAGGCCTGTTTCATCCCAAAATACATACCTGCAGCACCTGCAGCTACTCCTAATACAAAACTTAATACTACTTTTCCGCTCATTTATTTTTCCTCCTTATTATACGCTGGGTTGTCTTTACACATATACCTGCATGCTCCCTGATTTCTTACCTGAATATAACATTCGTCGAAGTAAGGACATGATCGCTCCTCTTCAGTGTACGTACGATCGTCCCTAGACGTATGCTCAAACTCCTGCATAATAACCTCCTTAATGCAAATCTACTGACCATGATACAGCTATGCACATTCCGATGATAATAATCACAAACTTCGAAATGACGTCAAGATCATGTTTCTTGAAAATACATTTTACGGTATGTACAACACCAGCAAACATAAGACCGCCTAAAATGAACAAGCTCAAAGCTCTAAAGAATATAAACACGCTATTCAATTCTCATCACCACCCCTGTCTGGATGTTCACATAATACCTGTGATGCTTGTATACTACCAAGTCCCCATCCCAATCTCCACCTGTGAGATAAAGTTTCTTCATAATAGCCGGTTTTCTGAACCAATCGATAATTCTCTTCATTTCAATTCCTCCTAATTTTCGAAAAATGAAAGGAGATGCAAACGGGATATGAACCCGCATCTCTGGTATAGGGTATACCAGTGCACTGCTATTGTGCTACTACGCATCTCTTCTCATTATAAGCTATGTTTTATTTGCGAGTTATTCAGGTTTGTTCATAGGGAAGTCAGCATCCTTAGGACTTTTAGCTTCACCCCTAGACATTTTGATCCAATTATAGAATCGTTCCTGGCACTCAGGACACACATCCATTATTCCTGGAATATCCGTAACATATTCGCCGTCCGGAGTACATAATTTCTTATCATCAGGGAAACATGTTACTCCAGATTTGCTTTTCCACCATACAGTAATCCCGCTATACATTTTATTCTCATCTTCGTGGTATACGCTGCCACACAAATCACATTTACAAAATCCTCTCATTTTAATTACCTCCTGAAATAAATTTCCACGCATTCTCTTAAGCAGAAACAAACGAAATCCTCGTCTGTCGATGAATTAACTGTGATATAGTTAGCCTTCTCATGATCGACATATATCTCTATAGTACCATCAGGCTTCGCAACAAGCTTAATTGGTACTTTGTAATTTTCTGACAGTTCTTTGATTGTAGCTAAAATTTTCATACCTAGACCCCCTTAAAATTCCTTATAGTATTTTGACGTAAGCTTCTTGATTTTCTTAACAAATGACTTACTCTTTCCACTTTTAGCATAGCTAGTTTTGTCAGTATAATCTTCAAAATCAATATCGTACTCACTGCAATAATTCCATGTAGAAGTAACATATACACTTTCCCTAACGTTTCCGCCATAAGCATTGTACGCCGTATAATCCACCTTCCAAGCAATCGTCCTGTAGCTATCAAGAATTCCGCATGCTGCATATACTTCAAAATTATCCTTATTTAGTATGTATTTAACCTTACTAATTTTCTTTATTTTAAATGAATCTGGGTCCAACAGTTCATTATCCTGGAAAACCGCAAGCGCAAAAGCTAAATTCTTTTCGGTCTTAGTATATTTAGTTTTTGCATTTACAGGCTTAACCACCGATAAACATACAACAACTGCGAGTAACAAACATAATCCTTTAGTAATTTTTTTCATTTTTAATTCCTCCATTTTCTTATTTAGATTCAGTTTCCTTATACTGCTCTTCCTCACGTCTCTGGCGCATGAAGTCATCAAGCTGAACAAGTATTTTTCTTTCAATGGTGTCTCCGATTCCAGGTATGCTTGTTAGTCTGTTATACTTGACCCATCCAGACAGCTCTTTAATATTTTTAGCCCCTCTTTTAACTAAAAATTTTCTAGTTCTAGGAGTAATTGACTGTAGATATCTGAGATCGTATGGATCTTTATAGACTTCTTCACCACGGAATAACCGTACCTTAGTAATTATATCATATATTCGCTGTGTAGAGACATATTCGTCCATCGCTATCATGCGAACGCTGTCCCCACTCTGCCAACGCTTGAAGATTGCCAGATCGCGTTCCGTTACAGTCCAGTTACTCATTTTTCTTTTGTCGCACATAGAAGAACCCCCTATTCTGTTACTTTCTTTATAGCAATATCAATTGTGTTCTTAATAGGCATACGCATATCTGCCGCATTGTCGAGTTCTTTTTTCTCTACAGAGATGCTGAATCCTAATTTATCTTTTACAGAATCGAAATGAATTCCTAATCCTGTTATAGCTACACCTGTTTTGACACCAGTTTCAGACTTAATATTGTTGAGCCCTTTATAAACCGCCCTTACTGAGTCAAAGACATTGTTCACAATATCATGCTCTACTGGATCGTCTTTAGGGAAGCTAACACTTGCACTGTCAGTTGTAACCTCGATGTTTGCTTTCAGCTGGGAGTTTGTCTCAATTTTATTGATGTATGCATAGATATCTGATATATCTTTAGCTACACACTCAGTCCCGCATTTCACTGAATCATCTATTTTGAACATCAGGTATGCGCACATACTTTCGATATCTTGGCATAAACCAATATTAGTAATATTATAGATCTTAGACTTTAAATCGTTAATGCCAAAAGCTTCCAGGATTTCTTTTTCTGAGTCCACTCCTAAACGATCTAAAAGTTCGAACCATATAACATTACCTGATAAGACTCGATGATTACTTTGAGTAATCGTGTAAAGTCTATCGATCAGCGCATTGACAGATCTCCTTTCATATGGAATCATGTCACATTTCAAATAAACTTCTTTCATTTTGACCCCCCTTTTTTAATCAATCATTTTTCTCATAACATCATCCAGTGCGTTCTCAATTGGAATCGTTATATCTACAGCTTCGTCGAGTGTAAACTTCGGAATAATGATCCGGTATACAAGGTTGTCCTTAGAAGCTTCAATTTCTATACCGCCGGTTGTAATTTTAGCAGCTATTTTGACATCTGTCTTCTCCTGAAGTTCATTAAGCCTTGCGCCTTGAAAGAACTCTAACTCTGTAAGTTCGTTTTCCTCACATACCTCACCGCATCCATCACATCTATACATTGTAACCTCCCTGGTTATACTTCGTAGCACAATAAACTTTGTTAAGCATCCTTTTCATTTCCTCGGCTGTCATAGATCCTATGTCACTTTTATTGCTTCCTATAGGCTGTCCAATATATGCTATAACTGGCTTACCCTTGAACTTAAGCTGGCCATCCATAGTTAAATCAGTATTGTACTTGTAAAACGCGTGATCCTTGAAATACTCCGCAATGGCATCCATATGTTCATGTTCAATAGCAATGAAGTCTGCATCTGGGTTTTTGTTATATTCTGTCGCTACAGCGATTGAAGCGGTTGCTATATAGCATGTATAATAGCTATTGTAATTTGTAGTACTCATTTTGACTCCTTCCTACGGTCCTAGACCGCCCTTAGTAGCACCACTGCTGCCAAGGGTAATCTAATACACCGTCTCTAAATATTATCTGTTCATCGATTCATCTCTGTGATACTTCGCCGTAAATGCAACCATCACAGTTGAAGTCGATCAGTAATGTTCTCTCATTTTCACCAGTTTCCTCATTTGGAACCATAACCCACTTGGTCAGGAATGTTACATTGTTGTCGAACTTACCATAGTCTGGATCTTTCTGGCTTCTGTATCTCCAACCATGCGTCAGACCAATGTCAGTGGGCTTCAGACCGATCATACGGTATACGTCATTCAGTGTCAGGATACCCTCACATTTTAACCGTGTATCTGCTTCTTTCTCGCGCTGCGCAAGCATGAATTCATTTTGAGGGTTATCGTTAAACCACTCAGTAGAGTTCTCACGGTTAAAGAGTCTTGCGTATGGCGAGCCACCGAAGTTTCTGATAATCTCCTGCTCCTCAGTTACCTTCTTTTTCTCACCTGTCTCTGGATCTGTCTCAGTCTTCTTAACTGTTTTCTTTTCAGAACCATACAGCATCTCCTGGTCGACTTCTTCTCCGTACTTATTAATTACATTTTGACGGTACGTCTGGTAAGCCTTAGCAATTGCTGCACAAGATGCTGCTAATGCTGCCTGACGCTGCTTCATAATATGATGAGATCCAAGAATAAGACCAATAGATACTGCTTCGAGAATTACAGGACCTGCATAGAGCTTAACATACTCTAATGCTGTTTTTCTCTTCAGCAGAACCAGATCATTGGTTGCATCCTCTTTTGTGTAAGGTCTGTCAAGAGAGTCCGGATCTTCTTCGTACTTTGCTGCTGTCTCTACGATTTTCTTTTTTGTCTTTTCTTCGTTGCTCTTTACTGTTGTTACTTTGAGTGTAGCTCTCTGTGTTGCAATCAGAGCTCCAATACCTGCTCCAATACCTGCAAATAACATGATCTCCGAAGAGTTCATCTTTGTCCAGGCCTTAGTATGGCCTAATACTGTCGATACGCTGGTTACAGCTGCGTTTAATACTTCTTTCATTTATTTGTCCTCCTTACTTACAACTTCTAAGTACTGCTCTCTCCAATTGAATACATTGTTTAAGCAATATGACCCAAAGCCAATATTACCATAATCCTTACCAACTTCGTGATAAAGAATTCCGAAGTATGGTTTTTCTCTTGTTCCTTCTACAATTATGATCGCACGATCAACTTTCATTTTTGTATCGGTACCAACTACTTCTTCGTCTTTCATTTTGATCCTCCTTATATTAGAAATAAGCATATCTGTAGAATAATAAACATCTGCATTTCCCCAAACACTTGAATGGTATGAGATGCACTTATTATTCGTACCTGTTTTGATCCAGTAAATGAAATCTAAGATATACTTTTCACCTTCTGTACGCATTTCAAACTTTGAGAAGATATCCTTCCACGTAAGCTTAGTACTAAAATTGTCTGTGCCATCCGGAACAACGAAATTTGAATCAGACAGAACATCCCGTATTGAATATACCTTGAAATTCTTTGCTGTAAGCTTGGCAAAGAAGCTTGCAATGAACATATATCTTTGTAAATCGCTCGGGAATACAATCGATTTGCATGTTCCAGCAAACATGTGTGTTGAATAGTACACCTTCACATTACCAAAAGTCTTTGATCCATAGATGACGTATGGATCATTGTTTGTTTTAATATTCTTTGCTTCTTCAGAACTAGAACTCTTATATACAAATATCAATTCGTATTTGCCATCTGCTTCTTTGATAGAGAATCTGTTATGAACCTTTTTCCATGGTACAAGTTCATCCCAATTATTCCATTTGTTTCCTTTTGTGAACTTGAACTTCATCTCTAAGCATGCATCTGCAATTGAGAATTCATCGTATCCTTCACTTTGCATATTGTAAAATACACTCTTGAATTCTTCCGCAGCATCCTTTGTCTCGAAGATTAACTTCGTTGGCATTCCTTTAGGATTCGTTCCTGCAAATATCCACACGTGTCCATACTCATTTGAATACCATGTGTCCCATAATTTCTCTGCTGCATCACATACTGCATCCATATCTGCAATCAGATAGTCCAGATAATTTCGAGCTTTTTTCAGATCCTCTACACCGTTTTTCTTCTGGAATCTGAACAGATACTTCATAGCGTTCCATAACATTGCGGCCTGCTTGCCTGGCAGGTCCTTAACCACATCATTCAGAATATCAATAGCCTCAACACCAGCAATATTCTGATAATGTTCCGGATGATTTACATTGCCTCCCATTTTATCCTCCTTATCTTGTTGTTATTCCATATCTCTTGCCACAATGTGGGCATTCAATATAAGATATAACTGCTTTTAATTCGCCTTTAGAATAAAGCTTATCTTCTTTAATATCTTCTTTATCAGAGAATCTACAACCGCAATTTTCGCAATCGTAAATAGTCCTGGTTTCAAACCCAATAATTTTGATCATTAGTCAAGCTCCTCCAATCTTGGCATCTCTAATACATACCCACCGTCTCTAGCCTTTCTAATATGTGCTCCTCCAAGCTCATACCATCCATAATGAAAATCGTTAGCCTGTGTCGGAATATCAATAGACTCAAAGACGTCACCAACAGACACTGATCCATACTGATCAAGATACTCGGTTAAAGTATCAAGCAATGTGTCTGCATCTGCTCTCGAGTCGAATCTAAGATTGTCCATTTCATATCTAGCCCTGCCTCGAGGTGCTGATCTACGTCTGCTACGGCTATCAAAGCTAGCATCGTATGATATGCGCTCAACACTACCTCTACTAATGCTGCTACGGCTACGTGATCTGTGTCTTGTATCGCCATAGAATGCCATATTGATAGCACCTTCGACCATGTCCACAAATGTATCTTTTAAAGCTGGAATCAGTACATCATTAAAGATATACGATCCAACACCTCCAGATTCATCGCTTAAGAATGTTTCTCCGAATTTCTGACCCAGGGATTTTTTCTGAGTTGTTACTCTATTCTTTACAACTTTTTCAATCTTATGACGCTCTTCGGCTTTAGTAGGTTTTTTCTTTGTTGCCTTAGTGCCAGTTGCGATTGAGTTGCTTTCAAGTCTTTCCATTTTGACTCCTTTCTAAAACAAAAAGTCTAAGACCATGTTTCCATGATCCTAGACCAAAGATTTCCAATCTTTTAAGTACTACTTTTCAGTTTCATCCTGATCTTCTTCGACATCGTCTTCAGGTTCCGCTTCACGATAATCTGCGTTCTTAGAGTCCTTAAACCTCTTCAAATCGGCTCTCTTTTCTTTTGCCTTCTCGACTAACATCCTGCCTCCCTTAACTGCCGCTTTTCCAAGCATGTAAGTTCCGACAGCTGCTAAGCCGATCAGAGCAATCCCAAGTTTACCTAATGAATCGTCCTTAGATTCCTCAGTTGCAGGCGTTGTGTTAACGTCCTCTGATACCATAACCTCTGTGTTCTCATTCTGTAATTCTGACATAATTTTGTCCTCCTTAAATTTTTTGTATATCTCTCATTATAATATATGATTTTTTTGCGAGTCTACATTAACTCACGATAATCAAACCTCGGATTTGCGAAATATCCGATTGTCAGGCACGGCTTTCCATTTCTCAACGTTGAGTCAAACTGAACATCTACATAAGTGTCTGGTGACCATCCTACGTCGTCTCCTACTTCTACGTGATTTGCATTTACTTCATCATAGAATTCGTTAAGAGATATAAACATCTCACCGCCAAGGAATCGATCCTTTAGCTTTCCAACGGCCTGCAGTATTTCTTCTCTTGTCGAATAGAACACATTACCAGTATAGAGGTCGATACAAACCTCTTTTCCTTCTGGCATGCCATCGAACTTTGACTCTGGGATCTCTTTTACCCGCTCGTCTCTAGCAGCTTTGGTGGCTTTGGCATCAGTCTTTGGTGATACCTTAGCTACGTTTCTACGGTATCTGTCGTACGCGCTAGCCGTAAACTCGTACATTGCTGTCATAGCTGTAAGTCTAGCTGTGCTTACTTTGTATGATCCGATAAATGCTGAGATGCTTAAGGCTCCTAAAATCACTGTAGAAACATAGCACCTCCAGCAAGACTTTACGATCTGCTTCGGACCGAGTTCCTCGAATCTATATGCCATGTCAGATTTGTTTACAGACATTGGCAGATCCTCGTATTCGATTTCTCCTTCTTCGTATCGCCTAGCAATCTCATCATCCATTTTGTCAATTGCCAATGGTGTAGCTTTAACTGCACTTATTATTGTAGCTGCTAACCCGCCGATTCCAGCAATCATAAGGAGCATCGGTGCATTCTTATCGGCAATGACTGGAACCTTGTTTGCCTCCTTAATTAAATTGTTTAAAAAACTCATTTTGTTTCTCCTTTCTTATATCAGCATGCTTGAGCTGTATTCCATGTCTTTGAACCAGCCTTTAACTTCTCGTTTCTCCGCTTTGGTTTCCATGAATAACCCATGCGGTAAATCAAGATATCGTATATAGTAACCCTCAGTGTTTTCAAACGGCACAAGTTGAATATCAACCCATTCATTTGTCTTATCATTCTCGTCCATATCGATCTTAGACCAACCTACAACGCTTCCAAAACTTGTTGGATGCAAATCGAGATCGTATCTAAACTGATCGTAAGTTACCGTGTGAGCAGGGCTTAATGCCAATTTCCTATTTAACTTTAATATAGCTGATTCTACTGTCGCTTTGTCGGCATAGAAACCCTCATCAGTCAAACTATCAATGAAGAATGTTAATCCAGTTGTGTCTACAAATTTTGATTCCTGCTCAGATACTGTTTTCGTAATTGGAGTTCTGCTAGCTTTCCAAATATTTTCTTCTTTTTCTTTTCCTACCTCGTTGACTACTTCTGTTCTGTACCTCTTAAAGTTTGCCTGGAGAATACTCATAGCTCCTGCTAATGCTGCAAGCTGTTTCTTGTTTAAGAAGTTCGATCCAAAGATGCATCCTATTGTAGCAGCGCCAACTACAATAGAATAAGCATAAATTGGAGCTACAACTTTTACCTCTTCGATAAAAGTAAGCTCTCTATGCTTCTTTTTCTCAATCTCATCAACTTTAAGGGTTGCTTTTATAGATGCTTTATTTGTAAGAATATTTGATACTACCACACCTACAGCCGCACCTATAGATAATATAGTAGACATGTTTCTTTTAATAAAATATCTTACCTGTTCAGTGTTCATTTTGACTCCTTTCTAGAAAAGGTAGAGGACCTGAATTAGTCCTCATCCTCTTTTTTGTCGGTTGATTCTAAAGCCTTTACTTTCTCATCGACTGCCTTATCGATGCTTAACTGTGTTAAACAGATTCCTAAGAATCCTGCTAATGCAGTGCATCCGATCTGACCAATCTTCAATAAAGTTTCTTTGCCCATTTTATCACCTCCTTCATTATAATAAATGAATTATTTGCGATGGCGTCTTTCTGAGATCATCAGTACTATAAACGCTGTTAAGAATGCTAATAAGAATGTATCCATAATAACTAACTCCTTTAGAAAAGCTTAAAGGCCATGTTTCCATAGCCTATAAACTTCGTTCTTTATTATTTTGTGTTTCGATCCTGAAATTCCACTAAAGCCTTAACAACTTCAGCATTTTCAATGTTGTCTCTCAGCATACGATCGTGAAAATCACTCATGCCTTTCTGCCATCCATTTCTGTATGCTTCTGCATTTGTCATGCCAATGTACTTTCCAATCATAGCACCATAAGCACGACCAGCTACAACCGCAACTACAGCCGTAGCGCAGAAAGCGATGATATCACTCTTATGCTCAACAACATACTCTTTTGCCTCGTTAAGTTTCTGTTTAGTTTTTTCTTTCATTTTAATTCTCCTTTCAACTTAAAACAATAAAGTTCTCATTATAGACTAAGAATTATTTGCGAAAAGCTTATAGGCCATGTTTCCATAGCCTATAAACTTAACTTTCTTGTTTCTCAGATCTTCGTCTTTGGAAAGATCCCCGGAAATGCCTTACTAAGTATTGCTCCTCCATTACCTTCGAAGACCATCACCCCGATGCTAAGACCGGCCCAAGCGGCCAGCGTTACTCCGGATTTGATAAGTTCTAATTTTGAATTAGTTTTGGACTGCTCCAATTCGCGTACTCGAATGTCGAGTTCTCTTTCTTTGTGATCAAACTCTTTCATTTTGATATCACGCTCCTGTGCGAGCTTATCTTCTTCCAATTTCAACTTATAGAAGCCAACCAAATTGTCGGCAATAGCATTTCGCTCGTCGCCAATCTTTTCATCGAAGAGTTTATTGTCCTCTTCAAGAATTGTTTGCTCTAATACCTCTCTTAAGTTTTCAGTTCCTTCTTCTCTTGCCATATTTGACTCCTTTCAATATTATAACAATAAAGTTCTCATTATAAGCCCTGTTTTATTTGCGTGTCCGACATACGCCTAACTTCGAACGTTACTGTATCGGAATTGTACATCTCTTTAAGAGAGTCTTTTCCCTTAACCTCAAGAGCACAGTAGTACCCTTCGCTATCCTCGTCCCTAGCCATTTTGATGATGCCTGGGCAAGACATTTTCGTTACGTTTTTGCCAACATGCATGCCGACAATATACCCAAGAGTTACACATATAATGCATACTAATACGTTCATTTTAATTCCTCCTTATCTTTTTATATCCTATTACTATAGCTTCGATATCTCCGCATCTAATACCTCCTTGAACTGCGGATGTGTAGGAAAAACTCTGCGAGCGCTTTTTGGAGTTTGTCTGAAGATGATATTGTCTCTTGTGCAAATAAATATCTAGGGATAGAGGTGTGATCATAATATGTGACTCTTTTTGCATAGTTTTTCACCGCCTTTTTGAATGCTCGAACCTTGCCGTACTGGAACCATTTATAAGAGAAGTAGATCCTTATATGATCTGGTCTAGTGACAGTGGTTATTACGTCCCAGCCATTACGCATTGTAATAATATCGTGAACCATATAGTAAGTATAATTCCGTCTAGAAATATCAATATGAGTTTTAAACATTATAATCCCTCCTTCATATTTTTAAACAGGTGCTCGAAGCTGTCATCATTGAATTCAATTGCATGACAGATATCTTTTGATATATCCCTAGTATCAACTGGAGTTCCTTTTGGCGATTTACCAGCGATTAACGGACTCTTGCCAATCGTCTTCATTACTGAATTCAGCTCAATGTATTTTGACAGTTTTACAGCCTTGAATCCAGACAAGTCAATAATACCAGATGCAACGTGGATATCAAAGATATTGTTGTCCAGGTACACCATCTTCTTATCAAGTTCTCTTGCTGAGAATGGAATAATTATGCTCTGATCATTGTCCCGGTATAAGAATACAGCTGACATCATGCCTCCACAATTCGGAACCAACCGAATAGAATTGCACTCAGATGCTACCTTACTCTCGTAGAAATGACCGTCCAATCCAACGAAATCCTCAACATACTTTACTACCATTTTTGTATCCTCCTTTAATTTAAAAAAATATAAAAGGAGAAGCCTATATAGGCCCCTCCTAGTTTTTGTGATGTTTTTTCCAGATATGTTTGATGATAGCATAGATTATCAATCCTGCCACTATCACATCTCCGAAAGTGAATAATATTGAAATACCTCCTGCTAAAAGCAGTGCTATTCCAACTACTATCACTCCTAATAAAATAGCTCCTAAAATTGCTAATGTAATCATCTTACATTCCTCCTTTCATCTCATTATACACTATGAGATTTTTGCGAGGCGTTCAAGCTCATCCATTACGAGGTTAATTCCCTCAAGTTTACCTGTTAAGCGTTCCGTTTCCATAAGAATATGTAACCCTTCTACTGAATCTTTATCCGGTAACGCTTTTGCTTTCTGGTTCAATTCTTTTGCTCGTGTTAAGATTTTCTCTGCTTCTTTATTTGAGAAATCAATCATAGCTATTAACTTACTGTGTGTTAAAATTTCGTTTAATGTCATTTTGACTCCTTTCTAGAAAAGTTTATAGACCATGTTTCCATAGTCTATAAACCTTATTACTACTCATTATTTTCTTGGTTTTCTTACTCCATAATTGTATGGTTTTTTCATACTAATCACCTCCTTATAATAATGTTTAGTTCTCATTATAATGAATGAAATATTTGCGAGATAAAAGAAAGAGCCAATGTTTCCACTGACTCATCCTAGTTAGAATAGTAAAGCTCCTATTCCAAGACCGATTCCTACCAGTGCAATTACCGGTCCTAAAATCGCTAATGTAATAAATACCTTTACTATGTTTGCTAAGAATTCTTTCATCTTTTAGCTCCTCCTTTCTTCCTATTATAGGAACAGAATATCTTGCGAAAAAGGAACGGGCTTTGAATCGCCCGCGTCCCTAGACCTCTATTTAGTTGTGTTTTGATTTTTCTTCTTTCTCTTATCGAAATATGTCTGCAATTGGAAATACTCCCAAACTGATGCAAAATATCCAACGGCACTAAATGCTATTCCAATCCAGAGACCTACGTTGTAGATCATCCAGAATCCAATGAACATTAGTAACGTTGGTGCACATACAAAGCTTAAAGCTGACACCAATGCAAATAATTTTTCTAATCTTTTCTTCATATCAAATTACCTCCTAAATGTTTAATCTTCATTATACTAAATGATATATTTGCGAAAAGAAGAGAGGACCTGAATTAGTCCTCATCATCTTCGTCATAACTAAACGCCATTGCTACAAAATATGCAATAATTCCGCATCCAAATGACACAATTGGGTTCATGATTCCTGTCATAGTCAATACTGCAATTACAAGTATTGCTACTGGGAATATAGTAATTAACCAACGTCCATCTTTGAATATCTTTAATAATCCTTTCATATTTATGTACCTCCTTATAATAATGTCTCTAGTTCTCATTATATGATATGAGATTTTTGCGAGGTAAAATAAAGAGACCTTGAATTAGGCCTCTTCAGCTCGTTTCAGTATTTGCTTTAAAATATCAACACACTCTTGTCTGCATAGTTTATCTGTCATTAAAGCTGGTGTATATTCTCCACGTTCTTCAAGTTTATCTTTGTTTTCCTCATAAAACTTGACAATCCCGTCGTTAAGCCATATCTCAGCTTTGATGTCAGATACTAACTGATCATATTTACGTTTGTATTTTGATTTAAACATACTGATCACCTCCTATTATATAGGATGAAAATTCAGCGAAAAGGAAGAGGCTTTGTTTAAGCCTCAACCATTTGATTACCAATAATTTCGAAGTATTCAAATTTAATATTCGGATAACATGCTGTTATATAGTTTCGTATTTTGATATATGTCTCATAGTACATCTCACAATTTAATATCCATTCTCCATTGATGCATAATACATCTGTTGATTTTACCTTATCGCCAGTGTACGCGCACCAATCGAGTATTCCTGATATCCGTCCTAAGATGTAATCATTAACATCACTCTCTTTGATTCTAATTTGATACATCATTTTATCCATAATAGTTACCTCCTTAAATATAATGGTTTAATCTTCATTATAATGTATGAAAATATAGCGAAAAAGAAACACACCTTGAATATCCAGCGATACTCTGACGTCCCTAGACCCTCGTATAGAAAGCCTAGAGACATCATATGTACATTACTGCTTTTTTGCCGAAGCAGCTTTGCGCTTGTTATGCTGACTTGTGCTAATTCCAAGCAGAGCACCAAGAAAAGTATCGACAGCGGTAATAGTTCCTACGACCTGGTCTCCGTACGGAAGTCCCCAGATAGTAGCAAGTGTAAAGTACAGAGTACCAATCGCTGGTAAGGCAATTAATGCAATCCATTTAAGAATATCATACTGTTTATTTGTTAACTTCATTTTGACTTTCTCCTTCCGATATTGGTGGTACTGTGAATATCTTGAGTCTATTAACTCCCTCCATAACTCTTTTTGCGGAGCCGTTGCCCCCTAAGGCTTTGTACGGTTCGTAAAGATAGTCTCTCAGATTCTCATATTCATCTTTAGTGATCCATCCACGTTCGATGTAGACCATACCTAATGACACAATGCGGTCGTGGGCAAGTCCGATGAGCATCTGACTTTGTAATGATTTTTTGTCATCTTTTTTCTGAATCCATGCCCAGAACCCAGATGATGCAATAACCGAACACAACACAGTGACGATAATTGATACGATGCTTTCCATAATCTTCCTCCTTATGCGATTACTTTATCAAGCTCATAAGGAATAAACATCCATGTGTCATTACCTAATACAGAATAAGCTATTGAAAATATCTTAGCTCCATAATCGGCTATAAAGTTGCAGACCCATTCTTCTGCTAATATCCAATATTCTGGTTTTACAACCTTATGAATATCGTCTAGCAGACCGTAACTAACTAGAGCACAATGACCTAGCTCATGGATAAGAACTTTCATGAGGAGTGCACCAGATAAGCTCCTCGACATGAAAATAGTTGCAAGGTTTGGGTCTGTGGTGGCTAATGTCATTTTTCCAGTCCTATCCATAAGCATTTTGTCATTTGGGTTTACGAACTTTATCCTCCATAAATATCCATTCATTGAGAATCTGTCCATAATCGCAGTTCTCTTTAGATAGTCATGTTGTCTACTAATGTAGAAAGTTCGGTTTTCATTGCACGCTTCAATTCAGGGCTTGCTTCGCTCCAAATATCACGCATAGAGATAATGGCCTTCTCGACATGTTCTTTTCCACGCTCTTCCATTCTCTCTTTGTCTTCTGATGAGCCAGTTTTCGTGTAATGTTTTCTTGCATCAGACCAAGAATCATACGCAGCTCCATAAGTGCTAACTGGCTTGTTCATCATTTTTGGTTCATTTTGATCCATATAGCCAAAGCGGAGTTTCATTTGATCTGCAAACTCTGTTGGATCACCGGTGAGATATTGCTGCATGTTGTAGTCCTCACCTTCTAAATACGGCATATATCCATATCTAGATCCGTGTCCAGCTGAAGCGTATCTACCACTAGAGGCATAGCGATTTGGATTGTAACCGTAAGACCCATCTCCCATAGCCTCTACAATTGATTTGTAGTACTTTGACTGCATGCAGTAGTTCTCGGCTTCATAAATATCTTTGATCATATCAACGACTTCGCCCATTTCATGAGCATCTACACACTCGATTCCATGAGAAAGCTGCTCCTTTACTGAGTCTATAAGAGTTGCCTTAATAGAACAGAGATCTTTCATCTTTTCCATTTTGACGACACCTCCTTAGGCAAGCCTACGAACAATAAAAGCGCTATTAGCAGCGACAGTTACGTCCGCAGTACCGGTATTAGTTACGGTTATACGATCGTAGTCCCCGCAGCAATTCTTGATTAAAGTTGAAGTATCTACGTTGTTAGAAGCGTTAGCAGCTCCAGGAGTAGAAACCATGGTCGTCTCTGGCATAGTTACGCCTCCTAATTGAAAGGCAAGCTGTACAGGAGTTCCTACAACCGCGCCAGAGATGTTACCAGCAAAAGAAACTTCATAAATACCATTAGCTCTCATTTTGACAGATCCTGTGTTTTCTCTATGGCACTCAGCACAACCTGTTTTGAGAAGAACTTTGTCAAAGGTAATGGACTGACCTGCAGTCAATACCTGGTCAGTAGTATTTGATAATTCAATCATTTTATAATACCTCCATACAAGGGAGAGCCAATTTCTAGACCCTCCCTAATCATTTTGACGTTAATTAGCAGCAACCGTTATTAGTTGATCCGCAGTAGCATCCAAACCCGTAATTCGCATATGGATTTGGAACTGTAAATGCCGGAACAGCAGCTGGACGTAACTGATTAACAAGATACTGGTTCTGAGCACACTGGGATGCCGTAAGCTCCAGTTTGTTAATGGCAGCCTGCTGGTTAGCGATTGTCTGATCTTTTGCATCCATCTGCATTTTGACCATTTCATCATGCAGAGCACGGTAATTGGCATTATCATTGTCAATAATGTCTCTTGTCTGATTGCTAATTGCATTGGTGATGGCGCAAGTATTTGTAGCCATATCATACTGGATCTGAGCCTGGCCCTGACGGTTCTGACAGCAGCAATCGGCTAACTGTGTCTGAATGGCATTTGTCGACTGTAAGTTTGCAATGTTTGAAGCATTAGCACTGTCACTGATAGCGCTCTGAATAGCGTTAGTGGACTGCAGCATGCTAGTATTCATAGCATAGAAGCCATCACAAATTCCATTGTCAATGCCACTAAGCTTATTAAGAATTGACTGGGTATCAAATCCTCTCTGAAGATCACCGTTAGTTGCGCAGCTCTCTCCATTTCGTCCCTGGCCACCCCAGCCATTTCCCCATCCGCCGAAGATAGCAAACAGGATGATTAACACCCACCATCCGTTTCCATTGCCCCAGCCATCACCATTTCCATCTTTTGTAACAGCAGCGATATCTGCAAGACTTGGTGCACTACCCATATTAAACATAATTACTTCTTCCTTATTTTACATGAAAGAACTGTTCTGCTTGTCGGATAGCATCTTCTTTACTAACACCCATAGACTTACAAATGTTCTCCGCAATCTCCTGTCCTTTTTTCTCATCGCCAGATTGAATAACATTAATCATGTTTTGAGCATTAGGGTTATTGGCAATATTAGGATTCTCCTTTAGAATCTTCATTGCCATTTGTTGAATGCATTGACTTATCATTCTTCTTGTCCTCCTTGAATCGCGACTTATTTTGATGTCCTTGCCGTTTTAGCATATTCTCTATTCTATCAAGCTGAGCTTTTAATTCCTCGGTGCTATCACCATTTTGACACTCTGATTGGGCCTGCTCATTCGAACTTGGAGAATAGATGATACTTTGCAGAACACCGTTACTATTCCACTGTTTAGCGATAACGCTTTTACAATCCTCTGTCATAAACAGACAAATACTACCATCCATTGGTATTTCTGCAGGCATGATATCCTGCTCTGAAGTTACAATCCTTCCTCTGATTGGAATAATTGGCTGTTGATTTGTCATTGCATTCGACAGATTAGGCGGTCCTACGACCTGGTTATTCATAACTTGGGGATTATGATTTAGTCTCGGTCCTCCATTCCAATTTGGTTGGCCTACAGGACCCATAGACTGTCGCATTCCTTGGGTATTGTTATTTGATGTATAATCCATAGCAAAACAGCTCCTTTCTTATTTTGATTTAAGTGTTCTTACCTCTAGACACAAACGAGTAAAAGCCTAGAGGTATTATTAAATTTTCTTTTAACGTCACTTGGACATTCAAGAATTACTGCAATGGAACCACCTCCATAAACCATTTTGATTTATGTCAAAGACTCACTGGTAGCCTCTGATTCTGAGTTATTAACGTCAGTCGTAACAACTGGATCATTCTTGTACGCTCTGATGGTGACGTCATTAGACAACCCATCATGAATCTCGATAACATTGTCCAGCTTGAACCCGTCGAATGTAGTGACATTTTCATTGTCGTCTGTAATCTCCATATGAGAGATATTGTCGGCGTTACGAGCAGTAGAAGCGATTCTGTCAAACACTGCTGGGGATTCGTATGTTGAAGTAATGTTCAGATAAGTCTTACCTGACTGATTCTGGGCATACTCTCTTGTAAATTTACGGATATCAACTGTTGTTCCGTTTCCAAATTTAAGTTTCATTTTGATCCTCCTTACTTAATTCCTTAAGCATATCAAGTTCTTCCTCTCCGATGATAGGAATGGCCCATTCATCTGGACAGTATATTTTGAATCTTTGTTTCGAGTGTTTCTTACGATACCACTTATTCCAGAAGTATGCATTTGCAAGTGATCTGGTCTTGTGCATATCACAAATGTAGGTACAGCGCGAATCCGGTGTTCCATTTTCCTGGTAATTGTATGCAGAGCACCAACTGCAGCCTTCAGCAATAGGACAATAGAAGCATTCGTCACTAGACTCTGTTCTCCTGTCAATTTTATTGAGGCACTCAACGCACTGCTTATCACATTTTCTTTGAGCAATTCCGAAATTGACATGGCCAATTCTAATAGGCTCTCGGGACGTTCCTAGACTGCTCTCCATATATCTAATGCATGGATAAAGCCAACCGTCTGGGTCCATCGCTAGCATAAAGCCAGTCCCGCCACACCAATTTTCAAGATCTGTTTCTTCTTTTGGTTTAAAGAAGTCATTCTCAAATAGTGCCATAAAATGATCATCAGCTAAGTCGTTCTCAAGCCAATAATCAGCCAACATTTTGAGCTGTTCATAATAGATTTTTGCGTGATCTAATGTCCATCCTTTTTCATAAACGACATTCGCATTAATGTCTTTATATCCAAGCTCTACCATATGCTTAATCGCTGAAAACAGATACTGAACATTACCTGGGGCTATAGTGATCTTAGAGCCCATATAATATCCTCTTGATATCCAATCACGAGCTCCAGCTACTGCCACATCATAAGAGCCAGTACCATCTGGAAAGACTCTACAAGCATCATGCAGAGCCTTATTTCCATCGATGGTAATTGAGAAAGAGAGATTATGCCGCCATTTGTTCAGGAACTTCTGAACCTTAGGCTCAAAATATAATACGCCATTTGAGCAAATCGAAATACAGAATTTTGTTGCCCATGGATGCATCAACTCGATAGCTTTATCATAGAAATACGTGCAAATCTGATCAATAAGATCCACACATAAGAAAGGCTCTCCGCCAATAAACTCAATGATAATACCAGGTGATGTAGAGGCGTCGATGTAGTTACCGAGGCGTTCATCTCCAGTAAGAAGCATATCAATAAGTTTCTTTGCATCTTCGAACTTCATTTTTCTCTTGCCTTTGTTTATCTGGTAACAGTAGGTACAGCATAAATTGCACTCGTCTGTTACCTGAAAGGTCACGGTACGAGATAAAGTTCTTCTGTCAGATGCATTATTTGTAATAATTGTCTCAGGATACAACCTTCCGATCATATCCTGAAACTGCTCAAACTTCTTCATAGGCTTAGCCCTCTAATACGGTAATGTGTACGAGGTGCTCTGAAAAGTCTGTTACTGCCCATCTGAATTTAACATCTTTTCCTTCATGCTCCAGAACACGAGGCTGTAAAGACTTTTCTAACTCAGCTTTAGCAATGTCGTAGGAACATTCAGCCTCTTCAAGTAGTTTGTGATAATGCTTAAATGGTACTGAGTCCAGCACTGAAGCATCCGTATCATCTTTCGCCGACTCAAGCATATGAGCTACAACGTCTTTTCTAGTCATAACCTCGTATGCAAGTCTCTGTAAATAGTCAGCTGTTTCCTTGTTAAGTTCTAATGTAAAGTTTTTCATATTCGTTAACTCCTTTTCTTTTAATCAGTTTTTATATTCCTGTTATTTTGAATGGTATTCTAATTACCTTTGACCCCTTAAATATTGAACCAACTTCAGGATAATTTTTGGTAGTATTATTTTTATTCCATACTAATTCAAACTGGGTATATTTTTTACTGTTCGGCCCTTTTAATTCTGTCAAACCAGTCGATACATGTATTTGATATCCTTGTCCAGCATTGTAGACAAGTCCATTCATATTTTCAGTTGTTGGCGGCCAGCGTTTATCATATGTTCCATCATTACCAGGATTATACTTTATATCCTCACTTTCAATCATTTTAAACAATGGTATCGCCAAGTTATATCCGATTTGTTTGAATAGGGTATTGTCTACTACCATAAATCCGGTGGATAGATCAAATAATATGTTATTATTTTGTTTGTCATATCTTACAGATATTCCAAGATCTTTAAGCTCATAATTATCTCCACGCGAATAAGGATGACCTATGCTTTTGGTATATATTGTTTGAGAATATATTGGTAGCATCATGCCATTCGCAATCAGATCTACTGTTGGGTCCTCAACCCCCCGATACTACGGCACCAAATGCTTGAGCTTGGCAGGTACCTGTACACGTTGCTGAGCAGGTAGTAGCACATGCGTTTTTACATTGTCCACTACAGCCATTACTACATCCGTCGCAATTTCCAGTACATGAGCCGTAACATCCAGAACCACATCCTCCTGAGCATCCACTACAGCCGCCTGAACATCCAGAGCATCCCTGGCATCCAGTTGTGCATTCCGATTCACATGATCCTTCGCACCCACTACAATTGCTAAAGCAAGTAGCTTCACAAGACCCATCACAGCCAGCATAGCACCCATCGCAATTGCCTCCGCATCCACTTGATCCAGAACATCCTCCACAAGATGAACATGAAGAACACGAACTAGCACAGCCAGTGCAACTATAGCATGTGGCACAAGCCGAACCTTTTCCTTTCGATGAACACGAACTAGAACAAGATCCTCCGCATCCGGCGCATCCTGAGCACCCTTCACAAGATCCATCGCACCCACTGCACCCATTGCAAGATCTCCCACACCCTTCACAAGATCCAGAACATCCTCCTTGGCATCCACTGCTACATCCGATGCAACCAGTGCAAGCATTGCATCCTCCACAATTGCCAGAGCATCCTCCGCAGCCACTCGAGCCGCTGCCACCAGATCCACCAGATCCGCTACATCCACCAGAACAGCTGCTACATCCGCTACATGTGCTGCCGCACGTCCCTACGCATAGTCCAGAGCATGCTCCTCGGCATGAAGAGGTAGCCCCATCGATTGGCTCTTTAGACAACGAGTCAGTGTAAGATAGTAATTCGTTATTGAAAGATGACGGAATCTTAGAACCAGTCTTTAAATCGGCAGTGTTCAAGTTACCATGGTCTTTAATGTTCAATAAAGGCTCAATTACTTTTTTGCCTTGGTCCGCTGTGACTTTAGTTCCGGATGTAGGAGTTGTGGAGAAGTCGTACGATGCAGATGCAAACCCAGTCATAGAACCATTGTATGCTCTACGCTGCATTTCTGTTTTTACCTTGGCTTTAAGAGTGTTCATTTCTGCCGCGGTAAGAAAATTAGGCATTATCTTCACCCTCCTTTTTAAAAACTTTATTTGATTTTTCCTCCCGGGGATTTTTTATATCTCATTTTCTTTGTCTTTCGTAAAATGATCAAATCCCGATAAATACATTATCTATACCCCCATTTTGAATTATCCCCACGTAGCTGCTAATGGTACCCAGGCAGAACCATTGTAGAATTTAGCCACACCTGAAGTATCGATCCATAAGAGTTTGGTATTAGTTGGAGCAGAAGCACCGTAATGATATCCTCCCGGGTCATCTGATCCAACTGGATACCAACCTGGACCGCCAAAAGAACCACCGGATGAAATATAAACATTCATCATTTTGCTAAATGGGCTATAACATAACTGACCATTATACGGCGAAGATGGAAAACCACCGCCAGTGATATATATACCAGAGTTAGTGATTTCCCAATTCCCCCCATTATAGTATTTTAACACACTCGAATGATTCGTATCTACCCACAAATCTCCAGGCTTAGGATTTGTTGGTTCAGTTGCTCCATAGCTAACCCCACCAGACTCGGCAGATTTCTTGATTGACTCTAACAGGTATTTACCATTTGGCGCATCAGCATGGAATGACTGAACATTAGCCGGAGAGATTATATGAGTAACCGAATCGAATGATTTTAGATCGAAATTAGGAAACTCTGTATCCTTGGTAATCTTCGTGGTTGATGACCTATACTGTTCAATATCTGTAGCAGTTTCCCCTTCTTCTAATTGGACCTTGATTTGACAGCCGGTTAGGGTCATTCCGGCAACAATATAAATGCCTAGTTGATCCTTAGCCCCATCTATTCTTGTAAACGTAAAGGTTGTTGATTTTGTACCATTTGTTAAAGTACGTATAGCAGCTATATCTGTGTTTTTATTATCTTTATTAATTGCTAAGTATACAGATGCTGTACCATTTTTTACGTTTAGAGTCATGGTATACTTATTGCCGACTATTAGACAAGGAATTAAAGCATCTGTATACAGTGTATAATGTGCGGTATCAGATGCTGTCCCAGAAGCATGTATTACTCCTTTTGAATCTACAGTAAACGTTATTCCGTTTGTAGTATACGAAGAACCTCTATAATATGGATATGGAATTAGATTCTTTCCAATAGTCTTAATATCGTATCCGGAATATGGAACGAATAGATCATCGGCGTTAGTTACTATCCTAATATTAGAAACGGTCCCATGAACATCACCAGATGTCTCATGATATTGAATTACGTAGCTGCATACATAGTTTGTCCAGTCGTAATCATTTTTTGATAAAGTTTCAACATTAGCTACCAAAGAACCAGTTTTTTTAAAAATCTGAAAAAATGTATGTAAGGTTCCTTTAATTGTCGTATCATACTTGGAGTATAACGTATCTATAGTATTATTAAATAACTTCTCGGCGTGCTCATATAATACAAAACCAGGTTGCGCAGTACCGCCGGATATAGCACCGTCTAATGAAATTGTTCCTTCTTTAGTGTATGTCATAGTCACACCATGCGAAACGCTTCCGCTAGCTTTGACGTATGGATAAGGTAATAAATTCCTAGTAGCCCTACCAATCATCAACGGCGCTTCTACAGTACCTGTTAGATCTGTTTTCGTTGACTCGATAAGCGATACTTTCTCTTTACCTAGCTTCTCTGCTTCCAGAGTAAGTTTAGCTCCAAGGTCACCTTCGAGTTTGTTTTTCATATTTTCAAACCACTTATCAAACTCTGTCTGGGACGCCTTTTCCCACTGCTGGAATGTTGACCAGTTAGCGTCATAAGCAGCTTTAATTGTAGCAAACCACTGGTCGTAGCCATTCTTAATACTGTCGTACCATTTCTGATAGTCCGATTTTGAAGTTGTTTGCCAATCCGTAATCTCTTTCTTAGCTGCCGTGAGCCAAGCCTGATAATCCTGCTTTTCTCCATTCATCCATGTATTGAAGTTTGCAGTATTCTCTTCTACGAACCGATTCAAGATATCTTTCCACTGAGGAATAAGTTGTTCGATGCTGATTACCTCGAGAATTCCTGTAACAAATGGGCACGCGCTCGTCCCTACACAGTTTTCAATATCCGCTTGCCTAATGGACGTAACTTCTTTACCTACTGTAACGTATGCCAATGGATACTGATGAACTTCTTTAGTATTCGTCAATGCTGGCTTGGTTGGTGTAGACGATGGTGTTCCTTTAATTAATTTAATGCTGTTTGCTCTTACAGATTCAACTGAGTTGATCTCCAGAACAACTGCATCAATACGATCCATAAGAATCTCTGATGGCGGAATCGTCACTGGATAAAGAGCATCGTTATAACTCCAAGTATGATTAAACCATGCTCGTCCAGTTCCAACCGTTACGTTCATCTGATTGCTCTGCTTTACGACAAGACAGTCGCCAATAGATGCAAAAATTCCATCCCGAATCAAGCCATCAAATAATCTTGAAATGTCGGTAGCATCATATAATCTATCATGATCTACGGAATTAAAAAATCCAGATGCAAAACTCATATTTTTCCTCCTTTATCTTATTTTTAAGAGCCGACTGGTATTCGGTTATCATCGGCGCTTACAAAGTCTGTAAAAGTAGGGTATGAAGTTTCCCCACTAGAATCTTGGGACATAATAAATTCCGACACGGTTGATGTCCCTTTAATACCATAGTCGTTTTCTATCTGTACTACATCCCCCATTTTGAAATCTCGTCCGTATACAAACATAGTATGAGGATCAACATCTCCATCCATAGATATGGTATGTGGTTTCTCAGCTAAAGCTTCTTTGCCCTTCTGAGCAACTACTTTCAGTCGCTCGGCGTCGCTCATTTTATGGTCCTCATCCTCAGAAGTAATCGACCCAGCATCAACATATATCTCGCATCGATGCATACCGCTCAACTGTTCCTGAGTTTCTCCGTCCCTAGTCACTTCTTTAGTAATCTTCAACGGATTCCCGGATAATGTTTGTGTATCCCCATCTTCTCCAACAGTTAACGCAACGTTTGCGTAATCTTCTTTACTGTCCAAATAAGATGTGTTATTTAAGTTTTCAAATGAAGGACTGAATACAACATACGGAGTTAATTGCTGTGCGTAGGATCTATCAACACCTTTGTACAGCTCAAACTCGAATTGTTTATTTTCATTCAATGTAACTTTAAACCCAATTTGCTTTTCTACGCAAAGAGAGTTTATTGCCTCGTATAAGTTTTCATGCTGTTCATACTTGGCGTCGATTGTAAGGGCAGTTATTCTACTGTCCGTACTTTTCTTGAATACAAAGTTAGGAATCTTTCTTTCCGATTTTGACGGTGCTATAATAGCGTCATTTATAAGCTTCTCTATTCCATCTTGGAAATTTCCGCCAAGTGTAGTATTGTCCCATATTATCCTACGCTTCAGCAAGCTCTCAAGAGAGTAGCCTATAACTTTAATTGTTGGTCCTTCTGTGGTATTCGTTTCAAGAAGCATTCCCTGAATAATCATCATGTGAACTGAATCGTCATTTTGAAGATAGTAGTCATTGACTAGATAAGGAAACACTCCATCCATGTCCAAAGTGAGGTAGAGTTCAAAGTCCCCATTCTCTTGATATCTATCAGTCCAAATGAAGGACTTGAACCTGTCAATAATGGCTACTTTTTCAAACCTTGAGTTTAATATTGTAGCTTCCATAAATTATACCCCTTCATAAATTGTATCATTTTCGATTTTGAACTGGATGCTCATTGCACCTTCTGTGGCATTATAAATGAAGATGTTATCTCCTTTCGACAACTGGAACCAGCTCGATCCTTTTCCTAAACAGTTAAGGATGTTGGTAGTTAATCCAGCTCTCAATAATGTAACTGACTTTTCTCCTCGCTTAGTGTTGATAATAATATCATCGCCAGCACCATAGGCCTGACCTGTTAAGGTCTGTATAAAGTCAGTGTTTATCCTCATAACTTCACGAGTTCTAGCGTTATAGATCACAATATCTTTTACTGTATCTAGCGCATGAATCGTTATCTTTATACCAACCGAAGCATCTCCTTTGTACATTACTACATTCTCGTACATATGTACAATGTCACCAAAGTTTATAAGCTTTTCAGTTAATGAATTGTTTTCAAACGGAAATTCAAATTTAGGATTGACGCCACTAAATAACGTTAGTGTCTTTCCATTTGTTGCATAAAAGTATGGGTCTGGACAAATTACGGAGATTTGAGTAGTTTCATGAGCCTGGAATATTTCAGGTTCATTCGACTCGACGTAACCGAAAGCATCAAGAGATCTCTGATCCGTTACAAATGTTAACGTGAGGTATCTCTTGATAGGGAAATACTTATATGTAGTATGCCTAATAGTTTCGATATCCGTTCCGAATCTAAAATCCAGAGTCATAACTATATTTCTAGTTTCAAGTTTAGCACTATTATATAATGCTCCATCTCCGGTCGCTATCTCACTAGTGTTGATAGTTGCCTTAACTGGCCCTAAACCTTCGATGTCTGTTATAGCTAGACCCGAAACCTCAGGCCTAGCTAGTTCCATTTCTAGGGATTCCCCTAAATAATTAGTAACGATTACTTTCTTTATCATTTAAGAGCCCCCTTTAATTGACTAAACTGGTTCTTTGTCTGTCGATATATCTCTTTATTAGATAATGCTACAGGCGAATTATTAGTCTGGTTGAATGTATAGTTGTTTACAACAGGAGTACTTGAACCCTTAATAGAACTTCGAGATGATCTTCCCCCATTTTGAAGTAGCGATATAGCTTTACTAAGATTGCTTTTGCCTAGTACGCTTCCAGCCAAACTTCCGGCTATAGAAGCTGCTAAACCAGCACTAGCTCCTGCTACAGAAGATCCAGTAGCTGATGTCACTCCGCTACTAACCATTGACGACAGGCTCGAAGTGTTAACACCGACACTTAAACTAGGCATCTGTATTTTAGATAGTTCTGCGTTCACAGCGTCAACCAATGCCTGAGCAGCACTAACAGCTGATGGTATAGCTCCTCTAATGCCTCGAGCAAATGAATTACCAAGTGCACTTCCTTTAGAAGATGCTTTGTCGCTGCCTTTTGAAAACGAAGATAATGCTTTATCTACCACTGATTTACAAGAAGACTCTACAGCTGTTAACACCGTTGTTGCAGCAAGACCTAAAGCAAAGCAATAACCAAGAGATGTTCCGGCAGATTTAAAAGCTTTCTTGAAGTTTGTTTCTGCGTAATTCGTAAAGGTTGTACAAGCCTTCTTGGCTGATTGCTTTGCAGACTTTGCAACCCCTTCGGAAGCTGAGTCGATTCCAGCTTTGAACTGGTTTCCAGCTTTCTTACCTGAAGACTTGAATGACGTATCTTTTTTAAGTGCCTCGTCGAACGACTTAGCTACCGCGTGAACAGTTTTTGTCGCTGCAGATCCTTTGAGGTTCCTAGATGAGCCTTTCTTAGAAGATACATCCTTGCCTGTAGCAGCATCAATCATTCCCTGATACATGGAATTGACAGCTCCTAGACCTGCTTCTTTGTACGAATCAGATACTTCTTTAGAAACTTCCTCGTTCATAGATAATGTATCTTTGTAATACTGATTTATCTGCTTCTTTTCATCTGGCGTCATTTGGAAATACGCATCGACAATATCTGCTCCGTCCAAGCCTTTGTTTATCAACTCTTGCAATAGCCTTGGGTCAAGCTCTTTCGACAATACAACAATTTCATCTCGCCATTTCTTAACAGATTCCATATTATCCTTTGCCTGCTGTAAAATTTGATCTTTTGTCATTTGCATCTTCTCTTTGAATACTGCATTTGTTCGACCAATCTGATCAGCCGTGGCAAGTCTGAATCCCTCAATATACGGTATTGCTTGCGTCCCTAGGCTCTTAAGATAATCCAGTAATCCGTCTGCAAATCCCATCTTCTTTAGTTCTTCAAGACCTTCGATTACTCTCTTTTCGGCATTAACCTGTGACCACATACGATCAATGATGGTGTCATTACCGAGATCGTTTACTACTTCCTCGTATCTCGTAAAGTAATCCGTAGAACTTGATATGTCGAAATTAACAAACGATGTGAAACTATCAAGACTGCTCTTTACAGATTCCGTCATAGACTTTGCAGTATCTTCGATTTTCTTCTTTGCATCGTCCCAATCGCTATTTATCTTCTTGAGGTTTTTCTCCATTTCCTTAGCTGCTTCTGAAACAGCATTAGGAATTTCTTTTACGTCTTTCTTAACCTCTTTTGCCGTTTTCTTAACAGCTTTCTTCGCTTTCTTCTTGGCCGCTTCTTTCTCTTTCTTCAAAGCAAATGACTTGATAATATCATTAGCTCCAGATTTCTGAAGTTTAAGATTCTTAACATACACGTCGTTTATTTCTTTACGTTCTTCATCTGAAAAAGTAAGCATTTCCAATACTTTACTAAGGTTTCCAGGACCTTCATCAACCAATTCCTGAACTAGGCGAATATCCCAACCCTGATTAAGCATCTTCTTAATAGAATTCTTCCACTTAACAGCATCTTGATAAGTCTGCTTATAAGAAGCTATAATATCTTCTTTCGTTTGTTTACTAGCTTCTGCATACGCTTTGTTCGCTCTGTCGATTTCTTCTTTTGAAGCATTTGCAAATAATTTTATATATGCATAACCAGATTCTCCCATACCTTTAAGAGTATCAATAAGTCCCTTACTAAGACCATTCTTGGATAATTTCGCAAGGTTATTCTTCATCTCCTGATAACCATCAACCTGACTTTCCATGTTCTTAAGAACTGTACTCATCTCATCGTCCATAGAATCAGAGAATTCGGAGAATATGTTCCTAGAGTTATCGAATGCAATATTCGTAAACTTAGTATATTCCTTTATCGAATTAATAATATTGTTCCTGTATTCTTTGAACGTCGAGTTAATGTTGGACTGGATAGTCTTTTGATCTTCTTTCAGCTGTTTTGCAGCATTTTTAATCGCTGTGTTATTTTCCTTAATAGCCGAATTGAGATTCTTTTTGCTAAGCTTTTTGCCTGAAGCACTAAGGCCCTTCTTTAAACGGTCTTGAGTTTTAAGGAGCTTCTTTAAAGCTGCCTCATGCTGCTTAACGGACTTAGTGTCTTCCTTATACTGATCTGATTCCTTATACAGTGCAATAGCAAAATTCTTGATAGTTTTTTCGGCAGTTTTAGTAGCTTTGCTAAGTGTCTTAAGCTTAGGCGTTGTCTTGAGAAGCTCTTTTCCTAAACTCTTAGAGATTTTAGTAATCGTCTCATAAGGAGTTTTATTAAACGAGCTTACAGCTTTGTCGAAAGTCTTTCCAAACTGATAAGCGACCTTTATGATTTTGGTCATCTTGATCTTTGCTTTCTTGCTATTCTTCTTAGACCTACCTGTAATTTTCTTAGAAGTGCTATCATATGCACTAGTTACGCCAGCTCCAGTTTTGTTAGCATTTTTGATAATGTCTTTTGTCGTTTTATCCATTTGGTCTGAAAACGTACTGTTGCCTGCATTAAGAATGCCATTTACGGTCTTCATGACGCCATCAACATCTTTATTTCCAACCGATTTACTAATAGATTTCTTAATTCCCTTGACATATCCTGTAACTGTTTTTTGAGCTTTCTTAGCGCCGTCTTTTATTCCTTTTCCAGCGCCTAGCAAAGCTCCTCGTCCCATATCAATTCCCGCAAGCTCAACATCTCCAGCTTTAGATTTGACACCTTTAACAAGTCCTTCTCCAGCATAAGCGCCAATCTTATTGGTTTTCTTGGAAGGCGAATGCTCGTCAAGAGATTTTTTACTCTTCATTCCCTTAAGCAATTGATTACCCAATGAAACACCAGTTGAGTATACCTCAGAGCTCTTGTTCTTTGCTCCACTCATAAATCCTATAGCCGCATTAGCACCAGCCGTGCTAAAATCCTTAGAATTAGATTTCATGCCGCTAGCAAGATTCTTGGCTAATGATGAACCGGCAGACTTAAATTTGGAATTATAGTCCTTGAAAGTACTTTGAGCCGTACTAAGAGCGCTATTTACTACCGAGTTAAACCCATCGGTCGTATCCGTATCTGATTTAAATGCATCGGTAACATATTTCAAGAACTTCTTAGCTACACTTGATGATGGGGACTTCATATCTTCGCTATTGTTTTTCATTCCAGAGGAGATCCATCCTACAACCTTAGAACCAACCTTCTCGAAATCACCCGATTTTGATTCGAATCCATTCTGCACAGATTTTAGGGATGTCTTACCCAAAGCCTTAAATGCTTTGTTCATGTCTTTGACTTTTTTATCTAGTCCGCCCTTAATTCCATTTAACGAATTAATGAAATCAGATAATTGCTTAGCAATAGTTCCAGCGTTAGATGTGTCGGCTCCTTTTATTGTTGCTGAGAAGCTGACGAAACTCTCGCCAAACGATACAAGATTCTTTCCGAATTTCTTTAAGCTCTCCTTGTTCCCGCCAAAGAGTATACTCTTAGCAGAAGTTGCTTCTGGTAGATCATCATTCAATTTTGCAATGGATGTAGCTGCGGCAGATGTAGCTGTTATAGTTGAGGTATCGATTCCGGATACCGTTTTAGAGTACTTAGCAAATGACTTACCAAACGATACCATGCTCTTACCAAAAGTTCCTAAGTCCTGAGAACCGCCGACAAACCATTCTTTCATACCATCCAAACTTGGTATTGTTTTGGCCAATTTAGTAATCGTCATTGCTGCTGCAGATGTAGCATTTATCGATTCGGTATCAACTTTAGATACAGAATCAGAGTATTTGGCAAATGATTTACCGAATGAAACCATACTCTTGCCGAAAGTTCCTAAATCTTCAGAACCTCCTACGAACCACTCTTTCATACCGTCTAACTTAGGAATGGAATTTGCAAATTCGCTTATCGTCATTGCTGCTGCAGATGTAGCCTTTATAGTTGATGTATTAACACCAGCCACTAGACTAGAATAAGTAGCAAATGCTGCTCCGAACGGGATAAGAGATAATCCAAATGAAGTTAAACTTTTAGACCCTGTCAGTAACTGTTTTAATCCGCCAGCTTCAGGTATAGCATTAGCTAAATCTGTTAATGTTTGAGCTGCAGAAGACGTTCCTTTGATTACACCAGGGTTTATATTAGCAACTTCCATAGCATACATTGCGAATGCTGCTCCGAACGGGATAAGAGATAATCCAAAATCAGCGAGATCCTTTGCCCCAGCTAAAAGTTGAGCTAATCCTCCAGATCTTGGTATAGCATTCGCTAATTCAACTAGAGTTTTAGCCGCTATTGCGGTGCCCTTAACTGTTTCCGGATTTACATTTGCTACTTGATCGCCATATGCTTTCATACCAGCACCAAGGTACTGAAGTTGATAAGCAAATTTCTGAATTGGATCTTTTCCAAGGTTTACAAAGGTAGAAATGGCATTTACAATCTCTGCTCCGGCTATTTTGACAATACACCCAGCCAGCACGGACATAGATGATCCTATCTCAGGTTTTACTTTGCCCATTGCAGATAAAAATGGCTGCAGTTTCTTTGCAAAGTCTGATAGATTTGTAGCTATTTGCGGCAATCCATCTGTAATTCCCTGACCAACGCCGGATATGATTCCGCCGACTAATTTTCCTAAACCTTCGCCAAGGATTTCTAATACTTGAACTCCACCGTTCATGAAATCCTGGAATCCAGGTATCTTATTGAGACCTCCGAGTACAGCTATAATTGCTGCGAGTCCAGCGACAAATATCGAGAAACTTCCTAACGCATTTATAGCCCCGGCAATAGGAACATTTTGAAGTATCAGCATAGAAGCTGATATAGATAACAGAACCATGCTTAATCCAGCTGATGCCGCTAACGATCGTTTCCAATCCAATTGAGCTACTAGCCCAATAACACCAGCTATTTCCAAAAGAACTGCACCAGCTAAAAGAACGCTAGCGCGCACCTTTCCAACACCAGCGAACCCTTTTAAGCATAATGTAAATACACCTAAAAGCAATGATATTGCTGCTGATCCTGCCATAACTCCAGTTGGATCTAGCTGAGCCAACAAAGCAATAACTCCAGCTATCTCGCCTACAACCAAAGCAGCAACTATCACTGACTTCTTAGCATCAATTGATACATCGCCAGCTTTGATCATAGCTGACATGCATAAGATTATGGAATCAACAGCCGCGGTCGCTCCTGCCATTTTTGACTGGTCAAGACCGGATAGTATAGCTATAGCCGCAGTTAAAATTACAATAGAACCAGCAACGGTCATCATCATAACACCAGCTCTAGCAGCATATTGTCCAGCGCTAGCGCTAGCTTTAATTAGACCCCCAATAGGTATCATCAGTGCAATTAGATCCGTTATGCATTTAGCCATTGTCTTAAAATCGTACTTCTGTAATTTCTCAAATGCAGCAAGTAAAACATGTAGACTAACAGTAAATCCAAGTAGTAATACGGCTGCTTTAGAGGCATTCGGACCAGCTTTAGCAGATGCCTTAAATAACAGCATCATCGTTCCGAATACGGCTACAAATTGTTTCCATCCTTTCTTCATGGAGCTAAAATCCATATTAGAAATTTTAGACATCACTTTAGCTAATCCATATATTGCCACTACAGAGCTTAATAATGTAAGTGCTCCTCTAGTTCCGCCTAAAGTGTTCGCTTTTCCAACAGCAATCATAAGAACTGATAATGATCCAACAGCCAATACTAAAGCACCAATAGTGCTCCCAGCATCTTCAATATTGTAATTAGACAACCCTTTTATAGCTTTAACCATCAGTAGCAAAGAGGCTGCTAAAGATACAATTTGAAGGGCTCCAGCGGCTGCTAATTTAGCATTTGCACCCATTGTATACTTTGTTAAAGCTCCTGAGCATATTGTAATAACTCCTACAAGCCCTGTAATTACTCCAATATTAATTGCCATGGATTTATTAATGGTCACATTTTGAAGTTTCTCAAGTGCAACAGTCATTAGCAAAATGCTTCCGGCAATAGAAATGACCATTGCTGAAACACCAGAAAATCCCTTTGCTAACTTTTCTGTTGAAATAGAACCGATCGCGTAAGCAAATGCTGTTAATGCTGCTCCCAGTATACCTATCAAGACAACAGCACCTTCGATTCGATCCTGAGGTAACACAGTTAACAAAGCTATTGACCCCACTAATATAGCTAGAGCTTTTGCAATTTTAATCACTATGTCAGCTTTGATAGAATCCTGCCAAGTTTTAAGGGTTAGTGCTCCTTGATTCATTAATTTAATAAAGCTGTTACCAATCGCTGCTGGCAAGGCAAATAAACCACCGAACCTATCGGTAAGAACCGACAATAACTTAGAGAGGTTATAAAGGGCCTTTACAGAAACCCCTCCTAACAAGATAGTTAAGATATTAGCTGTATTAACCTTTCCGGATTTGTCTTCAACGAAAGAAAATACGCCATCAAATGTATCAATCATCGTTTTCTTAAATCCGGCTGCTTGATCGGTCCAACCTTTTAAATATCCTGTTATCTTAGACCTAAGAGAATATAATTTCGAAGTAAAAGAATCTATCGAATCTCCTGCTCCACCAAAACTCTCTTTAGCAACTGCTCCTATTCCAATAATAGTACTGAGTAAAGCTTTGAAATCTATATGGCCAACTTCTTTACAATGATCAATAAATTCATCAATCAGTTTCCCAGCATTTTCGCCAAAGTCTTTTATATCCGGCCACAGTGTTTTAACTATTAATTCATCTAACAGTTTTATTACTTCCTGTGTACCTTTCCAATTCCATATCGCTTTCGCAAAGTACTCGACATTTTTGATGGAGAACGCTATTGCCGATGATATTAGATTAACGCCTTTGGCCACTACATCAGATACCTTCGCAAACTTGTCAAATTGAACGATTCCATCGCCGAGAACAGCAGTAAGATCGAGTACACTATTTACAGATACTCCCAATAATTTAGAAACTATCTGTAAAGCGATTTTAAGTCCTACGCCAAGAACATTTTTAACAATCTTGACAATTGTGAATAAACCTTTCAGTGTCCGATATAGCTTATCAACCTTATCCCTAGACATTATTAGTTTCTTAGTGAAAGCTTCAAATGCATCAGTTATATTTTTTATTTCTTTTGCATTCTTTTCTGGAAATATAGCTCTATAAGCAACCCTAAAAGTATCTAATACAGCAACAGCTGCCGCCATAATATTTACAAATGAACGCATTAAAGAATTTCGTCCACCCATTTTCTTCCAAGCATCTAGAGTAGCATTCTTAGCTGCAAACGTTTTTACGATGTAGTTACCGATTATATTGTCTAAAAAGCCCCAAAGTTTTTTAGATTCTTCAAAGTTACCAAATATCGTTTCCCATGTATGTTCCCATCCAGAACCGATAGCTTCTTTCCAAGCTGCGAACATCTGTCCAGCATCTTTAAATTCTGAAGCTGCAGCGTATGCTTTTTGACCAAGTTCTGTTGTTTCATCCGTATACTTGCTAAGTGTCTGAACAAGAACATCAGTTGTCATCCACTGATACTGAAGATTATCGTTCCAGTTCTTGGTAGCGTTGAATGCGTCGGATGTAGCTCCTTTAGCGTTGGTAGTTGTGGTGTAATAGTCTTCACCCTTTTTAACGACTGTGCCTAGAGCAACCGCAGTATCAAGCAAGTTCTGTTTGAAATCCATTGTTGCCATATTAGCAACTTCAATTGATTTCCAGTCGATAAGCTTTACGTATCCTGCTGATAATGCCTGAGCAAAGTTATACATTGCGTGGGATGCCTGTTCTGCATTTGCACCAGAAATTGCTGCTTCGTTCGATACACCCTTAATTGCTGCAACTGCATCCTTCAAACCTACACCGGCGTTTGTAAACTTACCGATATTTGCAGTCATGTCTGAGAACGAATAAATAGTTCTATCTGAGTACTTATTGAGCTCATCGAGATACTTATTTACAGTGGACAAACTTTCTCCAGTAGACATAATAATTGTCTGGATAGAGTTCATCTTTAACTTATATTCATTCCAGCCATCAGACATACCATCAAAAGCTAAAGCCGATACTATTTTTTTCCCTGCATCAACAGCTGCATTTGTAAGTCGATTCAACACGCTCATAACTACAGTATCCATAGCTGAGAATTTGACTTGAACTGCTTCTACCGCTCTACCCATTCCGTCCATGTTGAACTTTTTGGTCTCATTTTGAAATTTAGCAAGACTCTTTCCAGAATCACTAAAATCGATGCTTTTCTTAAGAGCTTCTATAGATTTTTGACTTTGACGAATTTTTTTCTCGAATTGTCCATTCTCGAATTGCATTCGGACAACGTCATCTTCAACAACTTTACCCATTATCCAGTGACCTCCTTCCAAGCATCTTTAGCTAGTCTATCAAATACCGGTTTTAAAGCCGGATTAATGTAGTCAACCCCCTGAACATATCCACCATTTCTAGTTCCATGCCCATACTGTAGAATAATAGCTATATTCACATGGTTCACTACATTAGAATTTTTAAAAACCAAACTTACTGATCCATTGCCGCGTACTATTTCATAATACCACGATGCCGCTGTTACTCCAGTGTCAACAGGAGTTGCAGCCTTGAGGGCAGCTACGCCTTCACGTCCGTACTTGTTTAATATACCAACGTTAACGCCTTCCAAAAGTTTTTCGAAATAATTATCGAGCTTTTTAAAGTTACCCTCAAGTTTGCATCTTATCATGTCATTTCTCCTTATCTAATTAACGCAGAAGATTCTACAAACCCTGTATACTTCTTTCCTTTAATAGTTGCAACGCAAAGCAGCCATACTGATTTTTTATACTTATTGAAATATCCGTAGCATTTAACCTTTCTGCCGGCTGGAATTTCAATCATGAGCTTTTTGTTCCATCCAGCGTCAATGCGCATAGGTACTTTCTTAGAAGTTTTATACGAGTTCTTATAAATATTGCTCGTATATGCTGCCGAACAGGTAGTGGTCGTTAAACCGCATGGAGTGTTAATTACTGCATCTACTTCTTTCATAATGGCGTTGACATCATAATGCTTTTCTTTAAGATTCGATTTATAATCTTCTCCCCATTGCCCAGCGATAACTTCTCTAGCTACCGTTTTGACGTCTTTCCCAGCATGGCGATTTGCACTTGTATTAATTTTTGGCTGATCAGCATCATATTTTGGCGTGATGAATCCGCGTATAAATTTTCCATTAATACTGACAGTTCTCTTCTTAACAGCGTCTGTATTGTTGCCTTCTGTTACGACAAAGTACCCTTCACTCTTGTTAACATAGGTAACCATTCCTACATGTTTTGGAGTTCCTTTGTTGTCTCCGACCCCATTGTCCTCCCAATCATAAAGACAAGCATCTCCAATTTTAGGAATGTAGTTATCATTCTCTTTCCAGCAACCCATTTTCTGTGCCCTTTTAATAAGGTAGAAACAACTGCACTCAACAGGCATAATATCAGTGTATCCAAGGGCAATTGCTACTGCGGACCAAGTCGTAGCGCACCATGCCATTCCAGGTTTCATAGTGACGCCTCTTGGTTTTGTTTTCTGTTTGTTGTAAATATCAATAATGGATTTATAAGATCCATCTTTTTCATTTTTGCCAACCCAAGAATTAATAAGGTTAACAGCCGCTTTTCGTGTTCTGGCCATAATGTCACCCCTTTGTGTGTAATTCTTTTTTTCTTCGTTCATTTTCTTTCTTTTGCCATCTTCGGATTTCTTCATTGGACATTTTCTTAGGTGGATTAGTTTTTACAGTGTATAATTCTATTAGCATAAATACACGCTTTATATTCCATTTCTCGCAAGGGTCGAATGGTATTCTAGCTATTGCTAGGTAAGCATATATTAATTCGCTAGTTAACGTCTCCGGTTTTCCTTTGTCGTCATCTCCAATTGTAAAAACCCTAGATGCCGTAGCTGGGTCATTGATATAGTCTGTTACTTTTTTAAGTAAATGATCATCAAGCCGTTTAAAGAATTCGACCTTATCGAAAGACCCAACTATCATGCAATACATATAATCAAAAAACTCTTCATCCGTTAGAGTTCCTTCATCCATGAGTTTCAGCAATGGCTTATGCCATATTTGCTCCCATTTTGAAATTGCTATTAAGGAGTGCTCGAGCTTAATCTTAGTAGGTTTTACAACCTTTCCAAAAGTTTGAGTTTCTTGATCAAATGGCTCATATCCGGGAAGAATTAATTCGAGCATAATTATCTCCTTAGTTTCCTTCTTTTACAGCATCATCAGTTGCAGCTACAGATCCTGCTACTTCAGCCATTGCTGCTGAAATCGCCTTTCTCTGAGCATCGCTTAATGTAGCATCGTCATAGACTCCGGATTCCGCTGCTTTCTTGATCTTGTCATTTACATCGTCAGGCATGATATTAAGCAGAAACTCGGAAGCTTTTGCTTCGTCCATACAAATTTCCATAAAGAACTTGTCATATGCTGCAGTAGCCTTGAACTCTGCCAGTGCTTCAGGAGTCTTTGTAAATGTACGGCCGTCAAGAGATTTGATTCCGTAAGATGCGTCAATAATCTTCTCAAAAATATTCATGATATCCGGCTGAGACTGTTTCTGCACCATAAGGCTCATATATGATGTTAAGCCCCCGTTAAGGCTTGTTTCCAATTTTAAAATTTCACTCTGAGTAAGATTGAAGTAGAAATCTTCAGATCTCTCATTTCCGTCAAAGTCCTTGTAATTAATAGTTTTGATAAACATAATTTAATCTCCTTTCATTCTTAAAAATCCCAGTCTGCATATTTCAGCAGACTAGGAAAAACTTTATTCTGTTTTAAGTGTTACACCTGTAAGTAAGTATTCTTTTGTTTCTGTCGCGCCTTTGTTAGCTGCTTTAATCAAGATGGACTGCTTATTGGCATCCTTGATCTTAAGAACTGCCTGATGATCAGACTGGAGAAGTTTAGATGGACCAGATGTTCCGCCCTTAACTTCAACTGTTAATGATTCAGGGAAACCACTCTTTGGAGCAATATCAAGAGCGATGTAATTACCACTCTGTTCGTCGACTTTACTGCTGAATCCTGTATAGCCCGTCACGTAGTTAAGAGTACCAGAAATTACTCCAGTACTCTCATTGACCTTGATATTGGACTGAAGGTCAGCTGCCTTCTTTCCAAGCAGGTCGTCTTCTCCTGTAATAGGAGTTGCAGAGACGTCCAGTGACGGGTCTGTTATTTTAAAAAGGTTAATGATCTCATCCGGAAGCAGCAACTTAGCTTCTGTACTTTCTGTGCCGTATAAAGCATCCTCAATCTTCTTCATCTTGGTAGCTTCGACCTTTGTAGAATCAATCTCGAGATGAGCAGTAGGCTTGAATCCGTCAACTGTAACTGGGGTTGTTGATAATTCCCAACTGAACGAAATTGCCTCTGGTGAATCATTTACTGTCTGGAAGCCTTTCTCAGATGGAGAAGCCTTAGCTCCGTAAATGATATGAATCTTGTAGCCATAATCATTACTCTTTACATCATTACCGATCAGGGTACGATAAGAGAAACCGAACGTATCTCTGTTCTGCTGGCCGATAGTAACTCCCTTAGTAATTTCGGCTGTGCCGTTACATCTGTCAAATGCTTCTGGATAAGTATAAGCTTCGATTGTAGCTCCAAACTCTTCTGCTGACATGAGGCTAAGATATTTCATGTTATCAGCATATACAGCAGATGCTTCTGCTCCAGATGGAGATTCTGTAACTGCGGTAAGACCATTCCACGCAGAACCAGCGCCATATTCTCCGTCAATAACCGGGTAAATAACGCCATGATCTACACCGGTTTCGTATTTACGTTCTCCGGTTTTGTCCCATGTTAATTTAGACATGTTTTTCCTCCTTTAAAATATAATTACAAAGACCGAATGATACATGCCATCTGATAAGTAAGATCTATTGAATCTCGCAGTGGGCATCTCCACTATCTTATCAATCAATGTACTATCCGGGTCTTTAGTTACCACTTCTACTGCGTATTCTTTATCAACGCTATAATTTTTATTATCTGCCGATCGAATATTATAATCATCAACAGAATATATTATAGCTGGGTATTTTATGTTTTTTATAACTTTTTGCCCAGCACCGGATACATTAGAAGGGGGCTGGAAATATACATTGACACCCTCTCCAACGATATCTTTTAAATATCTATCAAAGTCAAGTCTCGTCCTCATTCCACAGCTCTCCCAACGTTATAATAAGCCTAGGGGCCTGTGAAGCATCAACTTCTATTGCCTTCCACTTAGCCCCCATAAACTCTACCCATCTCATGTCAACGAAATGATCGCGTATATAGGCATCGCCGACAACACTTATCTGATTAGAGATTGAAATGTTGTAGCTGATCTTTTCCTGCGAATCCTGAAGCCGTCTCGTATTACGAAGAATATCTCCTCGATATGTACGTTCCGTTATTTGCTCGGTCCAAACCGATTGAGCTGTTTCAACTTGCTCTGCAAAGCCGATCTTACCACACCATCTATTCACGATCATTTCCTCCCATTTTGATTAGTTACCGCTGACTCCAGATCCAGAAGATGCCTTGCTAAGATCTGCTGTAGCAATCTTTGTCTCGATGGCAATAGCTGATAATGGCTTGATTAATGCACCAGAGATACGTGTCTCGATAAGATACTTCTGAGCGTTGTAATCAATGTCAAAGTCATCGAACATGTTGATAGCTCCGCCCTTGTCTGCACCGATGTTATAATCCTGCAGGTTTACGATAATACCCTGAAGAGCTAATGTGTCAGTCTTGTCCACACGAGTAAGACCTTCCATAACCGGAACGGATACGATCTTAGATACACGGCATGCTGTAGCCAGCTTGTCAATGTTGTCATAGATGATACGGCCGTTCTTATCTTTCAGCAGCAAGCACTCAGTAATGATTGACTCTGGAGCGAATAGCTTCGGATTGCCAGAACCCTTGTAGTCGATACGTGCTCTTACACAGGCCTCGATAAATGCTGTAGCCTTCTCAGCTGCGGTTGTTTCTTTTGTAATTGCAATAGGATACTTAATTGTGTAGAGATCGGCATCTTTCCAAATTGGACGAATGTTGTCCTCTTTGATGTGATCGTCACTGGACGTAAGCCGCCCGTCGCCGACCAGGACTGCTCTTGCGATTTCCTCGTTCAGCATCATTCTCATTTCTGCTTTCAGCCAAACGATTACGTCGAAATCTGTAATATCAATTACATCATCACGATCGATCTTCTGTTTCTTGTAGATTGTCTGCGGGGTGGTTGTTCTCTTCAGTAATGAGAATACTTCCTCCTTCTTCAGCTTACCTTTGATGTAACCTCTTGCACGAGCTTCATCCTCACGCAGGTCTGCAAATGTAGATTTGATTCTTGAGAATGGTGTATGATGTACACCGTTCATTACTTCGGTTACCCATCCCTGGTCTCTTGCAATGAACTCAGGTGGTGTGTTTAAATTTTTGGCATCCGGGAACAGGTACTCAATATTTGTAATACCATGAGCAAGGAATGATTCTTTCATAGAGCCATATCTCTTACTGTCCTCGATAATCTCCTGCATTTCGCTGTGGGACAGAACGTCTCCGTTGTCTGTATTGTTGCCTTCAAATAAGTTATGTGCGATTGCACCCATGTCGTCATCCTCCTCTTCATATTCTTCGGAATCGTCATCATCTTTGTCAGGATCTTCGTCGTCATCCTCCTCTTCATATTCTTCGGAATCGTCGTGATCGTCCTCTTCATCTTCATCCTCGTCCTCGTATTCATCTTCGTCTTCGAGAGCGTTAGGATCTTCTGCTAATGCACTTCCTACAGCCATGTAGAAAGCATCCTTCTGTTCTGGCGTCATTGTATCAACGACATCCTGAATGCTCTTATTAGCCACTTCGTCTTCTCCTTTCTCATCTGAGTGCATAATCTCAAGATATTCTCCCGAATAAATATATGCCTCATAATCATCATTGTCAATTGTGTCGCCATGTGCTAAGGCAACATCTTCAATGTATGCTCCTGGATTTGCTCCTGCAAGAACAAGGCTAAGTTCTTTAATTTCACCATGCTGAACATATGGCCCACGCTGCTGAAGATGATTAGCCCAAATGCTAAGCGAATCCATATCTCCGTGCTGAACAGCATCTTTCGCGATTTGACCATTATCTGAACCGTTGAAATATCCGTACGCATAAACACCATCTTTTCGGCATTCCATATAAGCATGCCCAAGCACGCTATTAATGTTACCGTGATCATGGTTATACACTAATGGAACTTTAGCGCCATTGATATCATCAAAAGCACCATGCTGAATAATTCTTCCATCAGCGCAAAGAATACCAAACTTTGTAGCCCAGCCCTTAAAGTCGCAATCGGCATACTTTGAGCGTTTAGCTCCCATTTTGAATTCCTCCTTTATTGTTCTTCTGTTTCCTCGTCAGCAGAATTTGTATTATACATCTGATCCAATTCAGTGTTCGACGCCGAAATATTATTGTTCGTCAGCGTATCTGCCTTAGGATCATCCACTGGCCTTAATCCAATTACTTGCCTGAATTCATTAGATGTCATTATACAGTTTCTCGTGAACTTATCAGCGAGCTCTGCAAGATTTGTAGTAGACACCAGTTTAAATGGATCTCTGAAATATTTAATTGCATGCCCTTTGGTCCTAGCAGTCTTTGTTAAGAACTTCCGATTCATCTCATCTACGACTGCTGCAAGTATTGGCTCAACTATACTATTGTAATAGTTATTCATTGTATTCTCGTCTGCTGTACCATTGAGAATCTCTACCGTCATTCCAAGCTGAGAGAATAACAAATTCGTGAAATACTCTACCTGCTTGAGCAAATTGTTTTCAATTGAACGATTCAACTGAGTGACATGTTCAGTCGAATCTATATACGCAATACCATATTCCGAGCTTGCCAATTGTTCAGTAAGCTCTTTACGACGTTCTTTAGCCTGAGCTCTTTTTGCTTCGGACTTTATCGTATATGGCAACTGAATAATCAAATCAAGCTTATCAGATCCACTTCGATCATCTATGAAATCGAGAATTGCAAGCTTTCTTTTCAGTCGATGCGCCGTTGAATTCTGTGCATTCATAATTGCATAGAATGGATTTTCAACGATCGCGACCATTTTCTTTGGAAGGTCCATTTCCTCGAATTCACCAGTGTGGTCATTGTAGATTCGCACTCTAACATGGCGCGGATACCAATTGATTATCTTTGCCGTACGCATCGTCTGAATATCGTAAACGTTGCCATGCACAGGGTCCATAGTCGTATCAATCGGAACTATAGCAACGCATCCTTCGTCAAGAAGTTTCAGGAAAATATCCTGTTTAAACGCTCGCGATGTCTGATCAATATTGGCTTCCATTGTTAAACAGTAGTTAAGCCCATCCTCAACGTCGTCAGTAAAGCGTTTGTCTGCGTCTAGCATGACGTGTTCTACGTCAATTGCTGCGGCATCTACGGATATCTTATTATAGATCGTTGTAACGATTGACCGCTCATTTCCCATCGTAAGTCTAGGACGAGATGGATTGTCATAGCTCACTGCTCCAAGACCAGTTCCATTTTGATACGCTGTTGGATCTTTGTTCATAAATGCATTCCAACCATGCTTTAATCTGTTCATAAAACCCATAAGTAATCTCCTTATTTAGTAAGGTAATCCAGATAAGCTTTGCCTGCACGCTTAGCTTTATTGAAAGATCTGCTTACTTTCTTAGCTTTCTTCTTAGCTGATTTGTAAGCTTTGCTAGCATCTCTAGAAACTCTATTGTATTCTTTCTTAGCTGACTTATATGCCTTGTTAACATTCTTCTTTGCCGATGTTACATAAGGTTTGGCATCATTGACAAGCTTCTGACCGGCTCGTTCAATTTTGTACTCTGCCTTGGATCTGACAGAATTTGCCTTATTGCGTGCTTCTGCAGAAGTCATTGCACGGTCTCTAGCAGTTGACGTAGCTTTTCTTACTTTCTTATATGCACCAGTCTTCTTAACATCACGAGCAAGTTTCTGTCCAGCTCTGGTAACTTTGTACTCACCCTTTGAAATTACAGACTTTGCTTTTGCCCTTGCAGCGTTTGCTGTTGGGGATTTTGAAGCTTTATCCAGAAGATATCTTGCTGCTACTGTCTTTGCAACTGTATCTCTGGTCGCTACCTTTTTAGCAAAGTTTGCTGCTTTCTTAACTTTTGTTGAAGGGGCATTCTGTTTCTTAACATTGGCTGCAATTTGTTTCATCTGTCGGTCCTGCTTCTTCTTTACCATATCAGCATTCTTCTTAGCTACAGTATGAGCATTCATTGCTCTGACACGTTTTTGGAAATCTTTTTCTTTTTGGACCTTCTGTGCTGCAATTGCATCTGTTGGACCTTTATAAGGTATATTCTTTTTTGCTTGATTAGCGGCATTGTTCTTATAACGAAGCTTTTGCATTGCTTGCCGCCTCTGTATTAATACAGCATTTTTTTGTGCTGCTTCATCTTCAGGATAAATATATCTACCGTTCTCGATACGAATATATTTATGATTTTTCCAGCTATGTTTGAGAACGGTGTTTCCGTCCTCATCGGTGGCCTTGTAATATACAGAATTACTCATATTACCATCCTTTCTGTTTCTTTTTAAGTTTTTGAACGTATTTTGCACCACGGATAGAAGCTAGCTCAGCATCTACCGCTTTCTTCTTTTCTGCAGTTCTGCTTGTACGCCGTTTGATTGCTTCGGCCTTCCTGGTGTACTTAGCAGCTTTCTTTCCATAACGGTTCGCTTTCTTCCGAGCTCGTTCGGCTTTTTGAAGATTTCCGGTATACCCAATATCTGTAATAGCGTGGTCACGCTTAACACGTTTTGCCTCTTCCTTTTCTTTGAACTTGACTCTTTTAGTCATAGCTTCTGAAGCTTTTCGTTCGTAATCAGATATACGTGACTTTGTCTTCTGAGAAGTTTGTTTCTTCATCTTGGATGCAAGTCGATCCGATTTTGACTCTAGATGCGATGCTCTTCTTCCAGAATGCTGATACGGATCTTTTCCCGATCCATACTTGTAACGGCCAGACCGCCTTGGCAGTCCATAATGTTCCAGATGGTCACCGCCTAAGTCCGAATGAACTAACGAAAACGTGCCATCGTCATTCTTTATTTTTACATACATAACCATTACTCCTATTCGAATGCGTCTTTATTAACTTTGTAAGCAACAAGTGCATCTATCAATGCTGAGACGTTATCGATTTTGTCTTCGTAACGTTTCTTGTACAGTTTCCTGTTTCCGTTTGTATCTTCCAATGTTATGCAATGGCCCATACAGAAACTCATTAAAGATTCATCGAATATCAGCATCCTCTTTTCCGATAATTTCTTAATTTCTCCAAGAGGAACCGTTTCAGTTCTAACGCCCTGCGGAACTTTCTCAATTCCGAATGACCCATTCTCCTGAGCCCATCTTTCAATAAACTCTTTTGCATTATATGGGTCATAGCCCAAAGCGCAAACATCATACTGAGCGTCTATTATGAACTTGTCGAGATCCTCATATACATCTTGCACATCGATGATGCTTCCCTCCATAACAATAAGAGTGCCTTCGTCGATAAACTCTTGATACTTTTGTCTCATTGCTAAGTTCAACTTACTCAAAGTAAGTGTGGTTATATAACTTCTAACTTTTACTCCAAACATTCCGTTTCTCAGTGGGAACAAGAATGTGAAAGCACAGAAGTCATCACCTTGAGAAAGGTCCGCTCCCATTGCGCATGACATTTTCCAAAAGCTTCTAGGTCTGTGCGGAAGTGTTTCTTCGTAAGAGAAATAATATGTATATCCCTCCATAGGAATTCCGAAACGTTTTGCCAGAATATCATTTCTTGTAGCTGGTGCTTTCTCAGCTCGTTCAACATCTTGCTGAATCGTCTCATAGCTGACTGTGATCGGTAGGTTCGGATTAGCCTTAGGCCACATGTCTGGGTCTCCGACTTCATCCACGCTATCAAGCCTGTAATACCAAATACTAGTATGCCAGTTCTGGTATTCGCCTTTGAGAATGTCCATCAGTTCCATTTTGATGGCATCTCCACATCCATTACGTACAGTACCTTCCGAACTTACAGCTAAGATTACGTATCCATCTATTTTGGCTGCACCCTGCTCGATTGCACCTATTGGGTCTTCTCTCAATTCGCCTGAGAGCCATTCATCGACCGTAGCTACTTTTACTCGTAATCCCTGAAGTTTGTTAATACTCAGGGGTCTGATCTCTAGTAACGAATCTGTAAGAAAGTTCTGTATACCTTTCTTGGTACATGCAAGCTTAACACGGTTCGCTTTGGAACCGGTAGTGTTCTGTATAGAGCCTTCTGTCAAGAATTTGAACATAGGCCCTCTCGCTCTTGCTATGGCGGTGCTAATTGCACTTGTAACTTCTTCAGCCTGTTTCATTGTTGGGGCTGTTGTAATCTGATGTGTCGTTGTTGTATCGACTGTCAGAAAATAAGCTTGCACTAAACTCTCGTATAACGATTTTGCATTACTTCGAGAAATGATAAGATACTGTTTGTTGACAAGACGCTTTTTGACGGATTTCCTTACGAAATGTCCGCCTCGTCCAGAAGCATTTGGTTCATACACTGTTTTCTCAACGTAATAGAACCAACCAAATAATTGCTCTCCCCAAAGTTTAAATGTATCCAACAGTTCCAAGTCGGACCCATCGGTCAAGACCATTTCAGATTCACAGAAAGCAATCCATCCTTCTACAGCATTGTCGTCATAGTATACACCGGGGTTAGCTATAAGCCAATCAATACGGTTCATCTCCATGGAAATCTCCCTATTAACAGGAATCTCTCCATCCAGGACTTTATCTCGGAACTCCCCGTAGTACCTAGGCGTTGCCGTATTGCTTAGCATTTTGCATCACCTACTTCTTTTTCTTTTTCGTACTCTTTGTTTCAGCTTTAACTGCTTCATTAATCATCTTCTGAGCGGTAGCATTGAGTTTACCCTTGATATAAACTTTTCCTTGTTCTTTCACAACTTCTGTAACTGCAGGAACAATAATATCTTTCATAGCTTTATCAACTAACATCTTTGGTAATGGCTGCTTCTGCGGATGGTTTTTAAGGTATGTGGCTTCCATCTGATCTCGAGTATTTATTCGTTTAAGCTCTTCATCAGATAAAGTTTTTACATATGCCTTTTCGTTTCTGTATTTAGTTTTTTGTTTCTTTTTCTCAATCTGGGCTGCTTTGGTTCTTTCTCTTCGTTTGACATTTTGTTTTTCAACTCCACTTTTTTTAGAAAAGCTTTTTATAAACTTCTCACCAGCTTTAGCTGATGATCTAAGACTTTGATATGGGTCTTTTCCAGATCCCCATTTGTATCTTCCGGATCGTCTTGGTAATCCATAGTGTTCCAGATGATCGTTTAAGAGTTCATGATTATTGACTAAGAAATCTCTGACATCATTTGCTGAGTAATTAGCCATCGTCGTTCTCTCCTTTCTCATCATCCTCCGAAATAGGATAATACAGTATGTACAATCTCCATTCCATTTCTTTGAGCTGCTCTTTCAAACTATCCATTAACGAACCAGTTGTTGGCGGATCGAATAATAGACGAGTTTTAATGTACACATAATCTTTTATCAAACTTAACTTCTGGTCATCCGTCTCGAATTCACTCCAGACATTGTCAGGTCCAGTAATTCTATATCCTTCTTTTGATCCTACTCCTATATGAGTGAGAGTTGCAAATGCTGAGTTGATATGGATCATCAAATCCAAATCAAACTGCTCGAAGTCGTCGGGACATCCAATGAGTTGTTTGATCGTCTTAAGAATGCTCTCTTCCATTGAATACCTCCTCAATGTTTCCAAGGGCATGTATCATTTGGTCTCCTTGTTACAGGTCCACTACGAATATTTGTATCGTTCCCGTAGTGTATGGCATTATGCGTTTGATGGGTTGTCGTCACAACGTTGTTCATATCGAATATCATTGGGTCTCGGTTAAGGACCATCTCTTTGGTAATTGGATTTATGTGATGTATCAACGGTCGTGTTTGTATCTCGTATCCTTCAACACCTAAATCGCAACCATCATCTCTGATGATTACTCTATTCCGAAACTCTCTCCATTCTCTTGATGTATATAATGCCTGATTAACCCATCGATCATATCCAAACGTTTCATACCCAACTGAACCAGACAGCATTAAATATTGCAGACGTTCTTCAAATGTAGGATACTTAATCATTTCCAAATATGATCGTGACATAGTACTTGAACTACTCATCCTCAATGCCCTGGTATCTACGCATTGCTTCAATTGCCGCAGCGTACCTCTCTTCACTCTTGGCAGAAGCTTCCAGTGAGTCGATTTTGGCACGTGTCTGCTTTGTTTCCTCTTTGAGCTTCTCCTGCTCGAGGAGTTCTCTTGAAGATCCAAGTTTTAAGAAATGCGTAATAACCTGAGATGAGGCTGTACCTTCACGTAACTGCTTTTCAGCAGCATCGAGCGAAAGGTTGATCAAGTACTGTTCCCTGTCTTCAGGAGTCATAGGAACCCTTGCGTGCTTCTTTTCGGAAGTAGCTGTCGCCGCTCTTCTTCCCATATACTTTCGTCTCCTTTCTAATATCTTTTGCCAAGGTTTTGAATACTTTACGTACTCTCTATAAGAGATCTAGGTATGTTTTAATAACCCTGAAAGGAGTCTTTAACTGAAAGAGGGTCCTTCTATGTG